ATGGTACTGATTGCCAATGCCTGTCGCCCCGATTCCAACATCCGATGTAAACGTAAATATCTGACGCTGTGTGAGCGAGAGTGTGGGCGCGTGAACGCAAAGGTCGTGAGTACTGCGCAATGCCGCACAAAGCCTCAGAAGCAGCCCGCCCTAGACACCTCTCGCGTTTTCATGTTGACCCACGGGAAAGAGGTTAGGAGGGTTAGTTTTTTTCAGAGCGCCTTGAAAGCCTTGTTTGTTATGGCTTTTCGAATGGTTGGCAAGGTTAGCTTTTGGGTTAGGTCAGGTTATTTCCTAACCTTTATTAGCGTTAAATATTCAATATATTAATTCCTTTAAAAACAATAGGTTAAGAATTACTAACCTCTGACCTAACCCAACCTAACCCATCAAAGTTAGGTCTCAAGCCCAACAAACACGGGCCTTCCAAGTCACAACAACCCCCTCAAAAAAAAACTAACCTTTTTCCCGAGGCACCTACTGAATTCAGCTGTGTGTGCGTGCTAATGAGGGTTGTCAAAAACATCTACCTTCGCAGGATTCCGCAGGTTTTCTGCACCCTCTAAAACGCCGAGCAAGCCCCCAGCCTACGCCGTCGAGAGTGGTACGCAGGTGCGCAGAAAAAACGACCCATTTAGCCCGCAGGCGAGGTGGGGGGACGACGGCGCGCGCCAGGTGCAGACCATCCTATAGACCGCCTGTAGCACGTCACTCCCCCAGCTTTATGTGGCACGCCAGTTCCCCGAGCCGTCGCCGTGCCAATAGAGCCGGCGACATGTCCTGATGCCGCCGAGCTACGACACGCCAGTTAATACGTCGGGATACGGTCACGCCCCCGTATTTATTGACTGAAACGTCGCTTCCGGTTGTTGCGACACCATGAAAATGCTATGTTGAGATGGGTTTTTTCATGTCGTAGAAGCCCAAACTTTCATCCTTCCCTTGCTCACTTTTCAGCGCTCCGACCCCACTTCCGCCTACAGCTCGTCGGCTCAAATCGCGGCGCATTTAAACCTCGATTACTGTACGCACATACAGCTATTGAGATTCCCGCTATGAACGTTGACATGGACACCGATGATTGGCTCGGTTGCCCCACTCCACTTGAGATGTACCAGCACCAATGCTCAATCCTCGTAGATGAGCTGGTGGAGACAGAGCGCATGCTGCGTCGAGCGCGGGAGAATATCGCTGGCTTGGTGCAGATGAATGACCTGCTGATGGCAGGCAAGGCGGATGCGGAAGAGAGGTTGGCAGCGGCTGAAGAAAAGATCAGCATGCTGGAACAGCGGTACTCGTTTGCCTCAGTGCAAAGCGTGAAGATTATTACCGGGCAACGAGACCATTTGCTCAGGGAGAATCAGCGACTGCTGGTCGAGCTTAGCGTTTACAAGCAGCCATTAGCCTAACTCGTCGGCATAGGCCGCTACTGCTTCCTCAGTCAGCTCCCGCCACTCACCTTCGTTGATCAGTCCCTTGTGCTTGAGGTCGTCAGCCAGGGCGAGCCGCGTTTCGTATCGCTCCTCTGGGGTGGCCGATATAAATGCGGGATCGTTACGCAGCGCAAACCACGCCTCCATTGCGTTCACCTGATCAATGTTGATCGCCACGACGAATACCTCGAGCCAGTGTCTACAGTGTAGAGACTGGCCGGGGACCGGCTGTTCATCGGCGCCGACGAGCGGAGATGCTTATGTGCGGGAGACTTTCGCAGTACCGGGGAATCCACGACTTTGTTGCAGCGCTGAGTATGCCCAATGCTCTGGCGAACTCCGTGGGTGATCAGCCGATAGAGCGCTACAACGTCGCGCCGACAACTACGGTTGCGCTGCTGCACCTGCAGGGCGACCTGCTACACGCTGATCCGGTGCGCTGGGGGTGGAGGCCGCATTGGGCGAAAGACCGCGCCGCGCCGATCAATGCCCGCGTGGAGAAGGTAGCCCACGGCCCGTTCTTCCGGGCGATCTGGCCACATCGTGCAATCACGCCTATCGACAACTGGTTTGAGTGGGTAGATGAAGGCGGACCCAAAAAGCAGCCCTACCTGATCCGTCGGCGGGATGGTGCGCCGATATTTTGTGCGTCCATCGGCCAGATGCCTGACCCCGATGAAGGACCAGGCGAGCATGACGGCTTCGTGATTATCACCGCCGATAGTGCCGGCGGCATGGTGGATATTCACGACCGAAGGCCCGTGGTGTTAACCCCGGACCTGGCCCGCGAATGGTTGGACCCGGCAACGCCCAAGGAACGCGCCGAGCAGATGGTGTTGCACCAGGGCGAACCCGCCGAGGCCTTTGAGTGGTTCAAGGTTGACGTCGCGGTGGGCAACGTGAAGAACAAACAGGCCGGTTTGATCCGGCCCTTGAGTTAGAAAAGTCCGCCGAAGGCGTTCGGCTCCCAGTTCATGATCACCAGCTCGCCGGTAACTTCGGCCTTCGCCTGGCGTTGATTGGCAGTGCTGTATCGAATATCCACCGTTTCGAAGTGAAACCCCTCAAACACCCGCCTGATATCGGGGTGATCGTTGATGCTCACCATCACCTTGCCCTTGCAACGCCGCATGAACTCGGCCATCCGCTCATAGTTTTCGAAGGGGAAGTCCACGCCATAGCCGGCGGTCTGCCAGTAAGGCGGGTCCATGTAATGGAAGGTGTGCGGTCGGTCATAGCGTTCGGCGCACTCAAGCCAGCCCAGGTTCTCGACATAGGTACCCGATAGCCGTTGCCAGGCAGCAGACAGGTTCTCCTCGATCCGCAACAGGTTGATGGCTGGGCCAGTGGTGGCGGTACCGAAGGTTTGCCCACTGACCTTGCCGGCAAAAGCGTGGTGCTGCAGGTAGAAAAACCGAGCTGCGCGCTGAATATCGGTAAGGGTTTCCGGCCGGGTCATCTTCTGCCATTCGAACACCTGCCTGGAGCTGAGCGCCCACTTGAACTGGCGTACGAACTCTTCCAGGTGGTTCTGCACGACACGGTACAGCGTCACCAGGTCGCCGTTAATGTCGTTGAGAACTTCAACCGGCGCAGCCTGTGGACGCATGAAGTAAAGCGCGGCGCCGCCAGCAAAGACCTCGACATAGCATTCATGTGGCGGAAACAGTGGAATTAGACGATCTGCCAGGCGGCGCTTGCCGCCCATCCACGGGATAATAGGTGTGCTCATAAGTGATCCTTGTTTTGGAAATTGGATTCGCTTAGGCTTCGCACCCCCTGCGCAGTGGGGCGAGGCCTTGGTTGGAGCACTCGGAGTGTTCGAGTGATTCAGCGTCGAGCGGGTGTTAGCGCACCAGCTCGTCGCCTCGTTTACTGCGCGGGGGTACTACTTTCCCCCCGTTGGAAGCTCAAATTCTTTGAAGCTGACAACCTCTTCACCCAGCCACTCGTTCACCTGGGCCAACCTGGCCTGCAACGGCTCCAGTTCGTTCACCGCCCAAACTTCAGCAGCCTCCCGCAACGACCCGAAACCGCCCGCGTTCTGCGGCACGATGCCCATCAACTGGGGTGGAATGCGCAACGCCGCGAGCAGATCGTCGCGGCTGATGTTCTTGATCGAGCTGAATTCGTCCTTTGCGGCCACCTCGCTCACCGGAATGAGCTGGATGCCATCCTTCTTGCCAGCGGGCGCGTACACGAACAGGTTTCGGAAGTTGCCAGGCCCTTTCGAGTTCTTCAACGCGGTGCGCAATGAGTCGATGTCCTCTTCCTTCTGCGCCGCGTCGGTCATGTACAGGATGAATCCGGCGTGACTGCCGTTGTTGTAGTACTTGCGACGGAATAGCGTGGCGCTTTCGTTGAGCAGCGCGCTCTGCAGCGCAGCCAGCCACTCCGGCAACCCATAAATTTCTTGATTGATATCGGCCTCACGTAGGTGGCAAATCGAACCTGGTGCAAACTCGTGCTCATCCTTCCAGCCGCGCACCTGGTAATAGGTTTCCATGTCGATGCCTCGACGCATGTACTTCGCCAACGGCGGTAGCAAGCCCATGGTGTTGCGCAGCATGTTGTTGCGTTTTTCCAGGTAGCAGTTGCCGCACCAGAGCCAATCCAGGGCGAACTGTTCAAAGGCCTGGCGGCTCAGCAACCGGTGAGGAACGAACGTGCGGGCGAGCATGTTGCGCTTGAAGTTGAGGCCGGACTGCAGGTACACACTGGCGCGGGTCGTTTTGGCTAACCCATCCATGGACATAGGTGTTTCGAACCAACGCCCATTGGCCCAGCATTCCAGATAGTCGAGGATCTCCCTGCTATCGAGCACAGGCGCCGGGTCACCGAAGGTGAATGCCTCGACCGGGCCGGATTCCGGCGCGAGTACCTCCCCTTCAGCAGTTGGCAGAACGGTGGTCAGTTGGGTTTCGCGCTTACGTCTGCTCATCAGTAGGACTCCATAAATCCGGTATTCGCCGTGGTCTGCCCTTCAAGAGGCTCGTTATGCAGGGCGTGGAAGGTCGCCCACGCCAAGTCGGCATGGCCTGTCTCGTCGGTGCGACCGGCCGTATAAGTGAACTGGCGCCCGGAGGCGGTGACTGTTTTGCGGATAGCCATCAACGACTGCGCCATATCCGTCCATCCAGCATCGAACTCCAGGCGACCGTTCTTGATGACGTCGTACGCCTTCAACACCAGGCGCGTTTTGACCTCGGGCGAGTAGCTGAACGTGGTGATGTTCGGGAAGAACTGCTTGACCAGCTGCGCAACGCCGGACCCCATGCCCGTGATGTCGATACCGATGTAGGTCACCCAGTAACGCCTGGTGACCTGGCGGATCGCTTCTGCCTGGGCGGCGAAGTCCATGCCCCGGAATTGGTGTCTCTCCAGCACCCGGAACTTGCCGCCAGGGACTGTCGGTGGAGCAATGACCACCAATGCTGCGCTGTCGCCGTTCTCGGCCGGGTCATAGCCAACCCAGACCTGGCGATCCCCAAAAGGACGCGCGGCAAACGGTTTGTAGTCCTCGGCCCACAGATCCCAGCTGTCCACCATGCAAGGCTGCAGCATCGCAAGCGGGAAAATGCTGGCCCCATCGTCGATGAACTGGCACATCAGCAAGTTCTGGAAGGCCTCGGCATCGTATTCCTGGCGCAGCTCGTCCAGGTCAAACAGGTCGCATCCACGGTCCTCGGCGTCGAGGATGGTGACGATCTGCCGCCAGACCCGGTCTTCACACAGCCGGCCCTGCTGTAGAGCATCATGAGAGACGTCGATTTTGACCCGTTGCGCCGCCGGCTTGCCTTTGTTGAACCGCTCACCGGTCCAGAACGTATAGGCCTCGTGGGCCATGCTGGAAGGCGTCGAAAAGTAGGTTCGGCGGTATTGCTTCTGCATCGCCATGCCGCTGGCGACCTTGTTCAATTCCTTGAACTTGAAGGTCCAGAAAAATTCGTCGAAGTAGAAGTTACCGTGATAGCCCTGGGCCGTCCGGGCATTGGTACCGAGGAAGTGCAGCTCGGCGCCATTACCCAGAATGATCGGGTCGCCCGTCAGCTCAACACCGACTACCTCACGGGCAAAGGCCTGAATGTAGGCCTTGAAAATGTGTGCCTGGTTTTTTGAGGCCGACAGGAAAATCTGGTTACGGCCTGTCGTCAGCGCATCGATCAGCGCTTCACGGGCGAAATAGTAGGTCGCGCCGATCTGCCGTGACTTGAGTATCGCGCGGGTTCGCTGATTGCCGGCTTTGTACCAATCCAGCTGATACCCGAAACAGCCGTCAATGAACGCTTCGGTCAGCTTTTCGATATGTTCTTCGTCGAACTCGTTACGTTTCGGCGCCTTCTTCGGCCCCTCATTGCGCTTCGCCAAGTTCGGATTCAGCTCGGTTTCGGTACCGCCTTCGTTGAAGCGCTGGATACGGGCTTGCCGCTCCAGCTGGCGGTGCAGCAGATCAATCTCCTTGTAGTCCGACCCTGACTTGGGATCTTTCAGGATCAACTGAACCAAGCGGGCTTCGGTCGCTGCCTGGATGCGTTCCAGCGGCGTCGCTCGGTCCCATTCGTCCCGAGCCTTCCAGCTGTGCAGGGTCTTTTCCTTCTCCCCGATCAGCTCGGCGATCTCGCACACGCGATAGCCCTGCCAGTAAAGGTGCTTGGCATGGCGGCGGTGATCGGTGGGTAGGTCGACGATGGCATTCATGGCGCAGATGCTGCCGCCCGCGCGCGAACAGTTCCCCCTCCGCCCCTTGTAGATCAACGATCTACAACAGCGCCTCGTTGCCCGTCGCGCCCGCGCTCAACAACATGCGCTCATCGCCAAGGCAGACTGCCACCGCACTGAGGGATTCACGCATGGCCGGCAAAACCGACAACCCAGCCAAGAAACAACGCTCCAAGTTCTTCCGCGTCGCCGTTGAAGGCGCCACTACCGATGGTCGCCAGATCGAACGCCAATGGCTGGTCGACGCTGCCGAGACCTACAGCCAGAACACCTATGGTGCGCGGGTTTGGATTGAGCATATGCGCAGCTTGCTGCCGGACAGCCCTTTCCGGGCCTACGGCGATGTGGTCGCGCTTAAGACTGAGGAAGTCGAGATTGCCGGGGCCAAAAAATTGGCCTTGTTCGCGCAAATCGAACCGACCTCCGACCTGATCGCCATGAACAAAGCACGGCAGAAGCTGTACACCAGCATCGAGATTCGGCCGAAATTCGCCGACACCGGCCGCGCCTATTTGGACGGCATCGCCGTTACCGATACCCCGGCCAGCCTGGGCACTGAGATGCTGACGTTCAGTGCCCAGCACCCGGACATGAACCCGCTGACCAGTCGCAAACGCGATCCCGGCAACCTCTTCTCTGAGGTCGTCGAGATTGAACTTGAATTCGAAGACGTTGAGGACGAAAGCGGCAAAGTCGCAGGCCTGTTTAGCCGCGTTCTCGACCTACTCGGCAAGAGCAAGGACAAGGAAGGCAAGGACGCCGCTCTATTCACTGAACTCGGCGAGGCTGTTGAAGCCATGGCCGAGCATGTCGCCGGTCAGGGCGAAGCCTTTACCGCCGAAAAAACCGCCCGCGAAAAGCTGCAGACCGCTCACGAGAAGCTGTCTGCCGACTTCACCGCGTTGGTTCAACAGCTCGAAAAAACCCCGGACACCACCGGCCAGAAACCGCAGTACTCCGTTCGCCCGCCGGCTACGGGCGGTGACGGCGCACTCGTCACCGACTGCTGATCCAGATCACGGACAACACCCAGCCAAGGAACATCGGAGAACACCATGCGTAACGATACTCGCGTTCTTTTCAACGCTTACCTGCAACAACTCGCCCAATTGCACGGCGTGAGCGACGTCACCACCAAATTCACAGCCGCTCCATCCGTCGCCCAGACGTTGGAAACCCGTATGCAGGAGTCGAGCGCGTTTCTCAGCTCGATCAACGTGTATGGCGTGTCCGAACAATCGGGCGAAAAAATCGGTATTGGCATCGACGGCACAATCGCCGGCACCACCGATACCACTCAGCAAGACCGCGAGCCGCGTGACCCTACCGGCCTGGACAACCGTGGGTACACCTGCACCCAAACCAACTTCGATACCGGCCTGCGTTACCAGAAGCTGGATCAATGGGCCAAGTTCAAAGACTTCCAGGCGCGTATCCGTGACGCCATCATTCGGGCTCAGGCGCTTAACCGGATCATGATTGGCTGGAACGGGACCAGCCGTGCGGCGACCTCCAAACCGGACATCAACAAGCTGCTGCAGGACGTCAACGTCGGATGGCTGCAAAAGATGCGCTTGGAAAACCCCGCGCGCGTTATGAAAGAAGTGGTCGACGGCAGCGGCAAGATCCAGATCGGCGCGGGCAAAGACTTCGAAAACATCGACGCCCTGGTCGTCAGCATGGTCAACGAGTTCATCGAGCCCTGGTACCAGGAAGACACTGACCTGGTGGTGATCTGCGGACGCCAGCTGCTGGCCGACAAGTACTTCCCGATCATCAACAAGACCCAAGCGCCAACCGAAATGCTCGCGGCCGATATCGTCACGAGCCAGAAGCGCATCGGTAACCTGCCAGCGGTGCGAGTACCTCACTTCCCACCGAACGGTCTGCTGGTCACCCGCCTCGACAACCTGTCGATTTACTGGCAGGAAGGCACCCGCCGCCGCACGGTGGTGGATAACGCCAAACGCGACCGTATCGAAAACTACGAGTCGGTCAATGAAAGCTATGTGATTGAAGACCTGGGCTGCGCTGCCATGGCCGAAAACATCACCCTGAGCTAAGGCGCGCAACCATGACCAATCCTTGCCGTCGTCACTTCCAGCGCGTCACAGCAGCCGTTGCAGCGGCCGCTGTGGCCGGCCCAGCCATGACCATGGAAGGTTCCACTATTTACGAACTGCACCTGGCGAAGCTTCAGCAGGACTACTTGCGCCTGAAACAGGTCCAGTCCACCGAAGGCAAAGCAGAGCTGAAAAAGCAACTGCTCCCCGAATACATCCCATACGTGGAAGGCGTTCTGGCAGGCGGAAAAGGCGCGCAGGACCAGGTGCTGACCACTTTGATGGTTTGGCGGATGGATGCCGGCGACTTTGCCGGCGCCCTGGACATTGCCGAGTACGTCATCCAGTACGCATTGCTCATGCCTGATCGCTTCGAACGCACGACCGGCACCATCGTTGCCGAAGAAATTGCCGAAGTCGCCCTGAAGGCGCAGAAGGCCGGTGGCACGTTCGACGTGAAGCTGCTGCTGCGCACTGAGCAAATCGCGGGTGAAGAAGACATGCCCGACCAGGCTAAAGCCAAGCTGCATCTGGCCCTAGGCAAGGCTTTCGCGGACATGGTTTCCGACGACGACACGTCGGAAAGCAAGGTGGCCGCCCTGTGTCACCTGGAGTCGTCGAAAAAATATCTGTCCCGCGCCATCGAGCTGAACACCAACTGCGGTGGCAAGAAGGATTTGGAGCGCGTCGAGCGTCTCCTCAAAAAATACGCTGCTCCTGCAGCTAACTGAGCGTCCCCACGCACCCCGCCGGCTCGGGGCGGATCGGCCAGGCCGCTCCTCCTGAACGTGAAGCCCCGACCACCGGCGATCTATTTTCGAGTGCAGTCTCATGAGCGCATTTGTTCCCAGCGGCACCGTCGCCAGCGGCCACATAAACACCGACCCGTTCTGGCCGTCGATTGATCTGGACAACCTGCGAGCCACTCTGCGCATCGACTCCAGTGTCACCCCGGCCCGCCTGGAAACCGCCGTGATCGCCGCTGCCATCAACCTCAACCGCGAACTGAGTGACTGGCGCAATGCTCAACAGGCGGCTGGCTACGCCACGCTGGCAGACGTCCCAGGTGATCGGATCAAGGACGTATCGGTAAAGGCCCACCTCTACCGTCGCGCCATCGAAGCCGGTACCGGTGCCGAGGTGTGCGAGCGTTACCGCGACTACAGCGCTACCAACTCCGGCAATGCCAAGGCAGAAGAAACTGCACCCACCATCGACGACTACCGCCGCGACCTGCGCTGGGCAGTCCGTGATTTTCTCGAAAAAAACCGCACCACCGTGGAGCTGATCTGATGCCAGTCACCATCCGCGCCAATCAAAACGAGACCGTCGACGCGCTGTGTTGGCGGTATTACGGCAGAACCGCGGGCGTCACCGAAGCGGTGCTACAGGCGAACCCCGGCTTGGCTGACCACGGCCCCGTCTTGCCGCACGGCCTCCCCGTCAACATGCCCGAAGCTCAAACCAGCGCGCCCCAGCGGCAGATGGTGAACCTATGGGACTGACTCCCTGCAACCAAGGAAACCCACACCATGGCTGATCCGACTTCCAGCGCCGTGACCGGCCTGCTTATGGGCCTGGGCCTAGCAACCGTGACGCCGATTATCGACGGCGAAGCACTGTTTGGCGCAATCCTCGGCGCGTGGCTGGTGACCAGCACCAAGCATGACCTCAAGGTCTGGCAGCGTCTCGGCTCGCTGTTTCTATCGGCCGGCGTGGGCTATCTGTTCGCGCCGATGGCCCTGCAGGCCATTCCGTTCATCACCAGCGGCGGCGGTGCATTCGTCTGCGCCCTGGTGGTCATCCCGATCAGCATCAAGCTGATGGTGTGGGTGGAAAAAGCGGACATCTGGGACATCTGGCGTCGCATCCGAGGGGGCAGCTGACATGCCAAACATCGAACTGGCCGTGCAACTGATCACGGCAATCGCCTACTTGCTGAGCGCCTTCCGGTTGGCCTGCTACACCCGAGGCGCAGCCCGGTACCGGCGGAGCATCTCACTACTCGCCAGCCTGTTCGGCTCCACGCTGTGCATCTGCGGTCTGGAAATACTGCTGTACCGCCAGCCCACCAGCCTCTGGCAAGCCGTTTCCATCGTATTGCTCTGCACCCTTATTTTCCGTTCACACGGCAACGTCGCCGCCCTGTTGAGGCCCAGCACATGACTACCACCCTTCGCCACGGCGACCGCTCGCAGGCGGTGCTAATCCTGCAAAAGAACCTCAACAGGCACGGCGCCAAGCTGGTGCTTGACGGTCACTATGGTGACGCCACAGAGACGGCCGTCCGCGCGTACCAGGTGAAAGTTGGTCTGGTCGCCGATGGCGTCGCCGGCACCAAGACCCAGGCCAGCCTGGCCGGCGGTGACTGCGCCCAGTTGCTTCGCAACAGCGACCTCGTCGCCGCAGCCGAACGCCTGGACGTGCCGCTGGCAAGCATCTATGCGGTCAACGAGGTCGAGTCCAAGGGCAAAGGCTTCCTCGACAATGGCAAGCCGGTGATCCTGTTCGAACGGCACGTTATGTACCGCCAGCTCGGCAAGGTTCGACACACGGGTGATGACCCCGCAGAGATCAAGCGCCATGCCGATGAACTCGCCGCGACCAACCCCGCCCTGGTCAACCCGAAGGCCGGTGGTTATATCGGCGGCACCGCCGAGCACCAACGCCTGGCCATGGCCCGTCAGATCGACGATACGGCCGCACTTGAATCCGCATCCTGGGGCGCTTTCCAGATCATGGGTTATCACTGGGAGCGCCTTGGCTACGCGAGCGTGCAGGCCTTCGTGGCGGCGATGAGTGCCGGCGAATCGCAACAGTTCGACGCTTTCACGCGCTTCATTGAAACCGATCCGGTGCTGCACAAGGCGCTGAAAGCCCGCAAATGGGCCGAGTTTGCCCGGCTCTACAACGGGCCGGATTACCTGCGGAATCTTTACGACACCAAGCTGCAGCGCGCCTACGAGCGGCACGCTGGCTGCGAGTGCGGACAAGGGGTGGCGGCATGATTGACTTCGAAGCAGTGAAGAAACTCCGCGTGCGGGACGGGGATCTGCTGGTGGTCCCGGAATCGACCGAACAAGACGACATGCTACGCCTGGCCGAGTGCATCCAGCTGATGAACAACGCCAGGGCCGTGATCGTACGCGGCCCGATCAAACAGCTCGACGCCGCAACCATGAACAAACTCGGCTGGTACCGCGCGTGAGCACCCTGCGCCAGGCCCTGTACGGCATTGCCCTGCTCGGTGCCCTGGCGCTGCTGATCTGGGGCCAGCAACAGCGCATCAATACCGCCGAAAGCCAAGCAGACCTGGCAAAGAGTGCAGCCAAGACGGCCCGCGACGACTCCGACCGCAATCTGGCGACCGCCACGACGCTCACCGCCACCCTGAAGCAAGAGCGCGACAACCAGTCAGCTCTGCGCGCCCAGCAGGATCAACTGCGCCTCGACCTGGCAAAGCGCGCACGAACCATAGAGGAACTGAAACGTGAAAACGACGAACTACGCGACTGGGCTGCTCAGCCTTTGCCTGACGTTGCTCGCCGGCTGCACGAGCGCCCCGCCCTCACCGGCGCCGCAGCTTACCGTGACTGGCTGTCCGGCCGTGGTGCCGTGCCAGTTGCCGGCGACAAGCCCAACCAATAACGGCGACCTACTCACCGACGAAGACCGCGCCGAAGCCGCCTGGGCCGATTGCGCCGCCCAGGTCGACATGGTCTATAAACACCAACAGGCCCACCCATGAACAAGCCCGATAGCCTGCGCGCTCACCTGCTGGCCACCGTTGCCGAGTTGCAGCACAACCCCGACCTATTGCTGATCTTCATCGACAACGGCAAGGTCCGCTGCACCGCTGCGGCAACCCTTTCCTTTGAGTACAGCTACGATCTGCAGATCATCTTGACCGCCTTCGCGGGGCACCCTGACAGCGTGATGCTGCCCGTGCTGGGGTGGATCAGCATCAACCAACCGGAGCTGCTCGAAAACTACGAAAAAATGCAGAACGGTATCCAGTTCGAAGCCGACATTCTCGATAAAGACAAGGTAGATCTCGGCCTTACATTGCGCCTGACAGAGCGGGTGGTGGTAGACACGGACGCTCAAGGCAACACGACCGTGAAGCATGCCGGCGAGCCGCAGCGAGTGGCGGGTTACCTCGATCCGAATTGGGTGCCAGGTTCCCAGGGCAACGCCAGTGAATGGGTAGTGCCTGATGACAAATAAGCTGGAAGCCTTGGAGACCTGGGCGTCCGGCCTGCTGGAGCAACTCCAGCCAGGCGCCCGTAATCAACTCGCCCGCTCCATCGGCCAGGAACTGCGGCGCAGCCAGCAAAAGCGGGTGCTGACACAGCAAAACCCGGATGGCAGCAAGTTCGCGCCACGGAAAAAGCGAGACTTGCGCGGCAAGCAGGGACGTATCCGGCGTAAAGTTGAGATGTTCAAAAAGCTGCGTACCGCGACTTACATGAAAGCCAGAGGCGATAGCAACGTCGTGACTGTGGGCTTCACCGGGCGTATCGCACGGATTGCAAGGGTGCATCAGTTCGGGTTGAAGGATCGCGCGGAGCGTGGCGCGCCCGAAGTGCGCTACGAACAACGTGAAGTACTGGGTTTCACAGAGCAAGACATTGATTTAATTCGCGACGGTTTATTGGCTCATATAAAATCCGGAAACTGAACCCCTGAACCTACGCTACTCTTGCAGCTTCCGCGATTTGCAACTTAAGTATGTCGCATGCATTCCCAAGGGCTATTTGGGCATCAGCCGCCACATCAAGAAAGTCCTCTCCAGAACTCCCATTTAAATAGGCCCTTTTATGGGAGGCGTTGATCGCGTTAATTCGCTCTCTAACCTTAATCACTTTCTTGTAAGCGTCGGAAAACTCAGCCCCATAAACATCAATAATCATCTCAATACGGCTAAAATCAATACCCTTATTGTCTGAGGAATTAATTGCATCTAAATACTGGTTATAGTCAATTTGGCCACGCATAACCAATGTCAAATTCAGATAATGACTAAAGAATAGATTATTCCAATGACTTATCAAAATATACAACTCTTCCAGACGTTCCTTTCTTTGCTTGCTATTGTTCAGTTTTTCACCATGCCGCAACTGCTCTTTCAGGTTTCTAAAATTTGCTTTATTTGTAAGCCACACGCTGAAAGTAGTTAGTAGTGCACCGAAAAGCACACCTGCAAGACCTACCCATGCTTCCGACGACGCACTTTTTATCACCTCTAACATCATTGTCTTCCCGGACAGTTCACAAAAAAGCCATCGTCATACTATAACGAGTTCCACCAAGGATTGTAGGAGGGCCAGGTACAACCTTGGAAAGCTGCATCCCCACGCGCGCAACCCCACCATCAGCGCTATGAACGATTTTGCCGCCCTCGCCCGCCTGCTCGAAAACCTCATCCGCTTCGGCGTCATCGCCGCCGTGCAGATGGAGCCCCCGCGCGTGCAGGTAACAACCGGAAAGCTGACCACCGCCTGGCTTCCCTGGCTCGCATTGCGTGCTGGAGCTGACCGCGAATGGGACCCGCCCACTATCGGCGAACAAGTGATCCTGCTCAGCCCATCGGGCCAGCTCGCCAACGGGATCGCCGTGACTGGCGTATTCAGTGACCTCGTCACGGCCAACGGCAACCGCCCAGGCCTCCACCGTCGTACCTACTCCGACGGCACGGTGATCGAGTACGACAGCGTTGCCCACCACCTCAACGCCACGCTGGTCGACGGCGGCACCACCAACCTGATCAGCACTGGCGGTATCAACCTGGTCGGCGATATCACTCACCAGGGCGACTACATCCAAACCGGGAATCAAACCGTCACCGGCCAGATTCAGGCCTCTATTGACGTGATCGCAGCCGGCGTCAGCTTGGTCAAACACCCGCACACCGGCGTCAAGGCCGGCGGCGACCAATCCGGGGTGCCCATCCCATCATGAACCGACATACCGGCGGCGCCATCAGCGAGCGCGAGCACATCAGTCAAGCGATCACCGACATTCTCACCACCCGCATTGGCACGCGTGTAATGCGCCGCGAATACGGCAGCCTGGTGCCCGAGCTGGTGGATCACCCCTTCAACGACGTCAACCGTCTGCGCGTTTACGCCGCCACGGTCATGGCGCTTATGCGCTGGGAAACCCGCATCAGCCTGAGCCGCGTGCAGTTCGCGGGAGCGAACATGCAGGGCCAGGCCTCGATTGATCTGGAGGGCACTGTGGTGGACACCAATGAGCCGCTGAGCTTCAGCGTGCCGCTGCAGCTGGGAGGCAGTGTATGAACAGTTTCGCCGCCATCGACCTCAGCCAGCTGCCACCGCCGCAGATCGTCGAGCAAATCGACTTCGAACAGATCCTGGCCGAACGCAAGGCCTATGCGGTCAGCCTGTGGCCGGTCGAAGAACAGACCCAAATTGCCGCACGCCTGGAGCTGGAGTCGGAACCGCTGACTAAGTTGGTACAGGAGAACGCCTATCGCGAAACCGTGTGGCGTCAGCGGGTCAATGAGGCGTGCCTTGCCAACCTACTCGCCACAGCCCGTGGCACTGACCTGGAACAGTTGGCTGCCAACTTCAATGTCAAGCGCCTGGTGATTCAGGAAGGCAATCCATCGGCCGTGCCGCCTGTGCCGAGACTTTTGGAGAGCGACGACAGCCTGCGCGAGCGTGCGCAAATGGCCTGGGAAGGTTTGAGCACGGCCGGCCCGCGCAACAGCTACATCTTCCACGCCAGAGCTGCGGACGGTCGCGTGGCCGATGCCACCGCTGAGAGCCCGTCGCCCGCAGTGGCGGTGGTGACGGTGCAATCGCTTCTCGGCGATGGCACCGCTTCCCCTGACTTGCTCGCTCTGGTCAACACCTACCTCAGCGATGAAGATCGCCGGCCGGTAGCCGACCGTTTGCTTGTCCAGGGTGCGGATATTCTTAAATACCAGATCAAAGCCAAGCTCTACCTGCTCTCCAGCGGGCCGGAGTCGGAACCGATCGTTGCTGCCGCCGAGCAGCGTTTATTGGCTTATGTCCACCAACGGCGTCGCTTGGGCATGGAGGTCTCAGAATCTGCCGTGCATGCCGCGTTGCATGTAGAAGGCGTGCGTAAGGTCGAGCTGGAAGACTGGGTCGATATCGTCGCGACCAAAGCACAGGCGCCCTTCTGCACCGAAGTCAACGTCATCCGAGGCGCCGAATGATGGGTGGGCAGCAGCTGCTACCTGGGAACTCCACACCGCTGGAGCGCACGGCCGCGCAGGCACTCGCACAGATCAAACGAGTACCGATCCCTCTGCGTCAGCTCTGTAACCCGGACACCTGCCCTGTTGATCTTCTGCCGTACCTGGCCTGGGCTTTTTCGGTCGACCGCTGGGACAGTAAGTGGACCGAAGCGGCGAAACGCACCGCCATCCGGTCATCCCATTACATCCACTCCCGCAAAGGCACCATTGGCGCACTGCGCCGCGTCGTGGAGCCGCTCGGCTACCTGATCGAGGTGCTGGAGTGGTGGCAGACAACCCCCGAAGGCGTTCCCGGCACGTTCGCTCTGAAGGTCGGAGTGCTGGAAACCGGTATTACCGAGGAAATGTACCAGGAGCTGACCTGGCTCATTGACGACGCCAGGCCCGTTACGCGCCATCTGACCGGCCTGGCCATCAGCCTCGAAACCACCGGGGGCATCAACATTTTCGCCAGCACTTACGACGGCGATGAAATCGACGTCTATCCGCCAGTCCTTCGCGACATCGTCACCACGGGCGTGATCCGTGCACCTGGGCGAGAACACACCATCGACACCCTCGACATTTATCCGCCAGTACCAGGGGTTATCAACCTCACGTGCTACATCGGCGCCGCTGGCCGGGAACACTCCATCGACACACTGGACATCTACCCATGATTGATCCCAACTCACAGTTCTTTGCGATTCTCACCGCCGTCGGTGAAGCCAAACAGGCGAACGCGGACGCCCTGGGCATCCCCTGGAAACTCACCGAAATGGGCGTGGGTGATGCAAACGGCACCGACCCGATACCCGACCGGAGCCAGAAGAAGCTGATCAATGAGCGCCGCCGTAGGCAGTTGAACAAGCTGTCGATTGACCCGGCCAACGCCAACATCCTCATCGCCGAGCAGATCATCCCGGCTGACGAGGGCGGATGGTGGATTCGGGAGATCGGTCTATACGATGGTGACGGTGACCTGGTCGCCGTGGCGAACTGCGCGCCAAGCTACAAGCCGCTGATGTCTCAGGGCTCCGGCCGGACCCAAGTGGTGCGTATGAATTTCATCGTATCCAGCGCCGCCAATGTGGTGCTGATGATCGATCCAGCAGTGGTGCTCGCCACCCGCAAGTTCGTGACGGACTCCATCACTGACGCGATCAACCAACAGGATGTGAAACAGTCGGTGCTGGTCGCAACCACCGGGCCTGTCGTGCTGGCCGGTGCCCAGACAATTGATGGCGTGGCAGTGCCAGTGGGCTCGCGTGTACTGGTGAAAGATCAAGCCCAGGGCAAAGACAACGGGCTCTATCTCACCACGGCGGAAATCTGGACTCGTACGGCGGATGCCGACGTCGGCAGTGAGGTGACACCAGGCTTGCTGGTGCATGTTGAGCGTGGCACCGCGAACGGCGACACGCTCTGGCACCTGACCACTGATGGGCCCATCATCTTGGGCACTACTGCGCTGACCTTTCAGTGGGCAGGCGGGCAGAACGCGCCCACGCCAGCAGCGGATGACCGCTCTAAGCGTGTCTCCAATACTGAGGCCGTTCGAACGCAGATCGAAAGTCAAAATCAGGCGTTTCCGGCTCATGTATATCGGAAAAACCGCCTGATCAATAGCAACTTTGACATATGGCAACGTGGAAAATCCGGAACAGTTGGGCGCATCGCTGGAGGCCCACAAGTGCTATTCGGACCAGATCGCTGGGGGATTTACAGTCCGGCGAATGCCGTTTGCACTTGGAGCCAATACCCACTGGAGTTAGGCACCGACATCAACGAGGCCAAGTTTGGGCTACGGCTTTCGCGACAAGGTGAAGGCCAAGGCTGGAACCTTAGTCAGCGCATCGAAAATGTTGAAACATTGGCTGGTCGGAAGGTCACGGTCTCTTTCTACATGCGCAGCACCGTGCCGCATACCTGTGGGGTGATACTGCGACAAAACTTCGGTACCGGTACACCGGAAACTGAGATCGATGTAGGGGCCACGGTCGAGCTGACCACCACGTTTAAAAAGTATGTCGTTACGATGGATCTGGGCGCCGTCGCAGCAAAAAAGAAAGGCAGTGGTAACGATTTTTTGGAGCTGATTTTTTCCAGTTGGGCTGGAGGCACTAACGTCACCGATGTTGCTAGTGTCCAAATTGAGTCGGGGACCGTAGCGACTCCGTATGAACAGCGATCCGTGCATGAGGAACTGAGGGCGTGCCTGCGATATTTCGAAAAGTCTTTCTTACTCGACTATCCACTCAAACCGAATAATGGCCCCCAGACTTGCCTCGCCACCTTTTCGCAGTCTTGCCCGCCGAACTCCACTCAGTCAGCTCTACGGATGGACTTTGGAGAAGTTAAACGCGTCACGCCTACGCTAACCCTATTTTCACCTGGCGAAATAAGCGGCGAGGTGTGGGCTCAGACATTAGGGAGACCATGCACAATAACCAACATTCAGAGCTTGTGGGTCTCCGGCTTTTCACTGTCCTGCGTCCCGCCAAACGACTCGTTCCCTGGGTATACCTTGCAAGTTGAATGGACCGCCGACGCGGAAATTTGAGGTGATAACGATGGACAATATCGAGTACAAATTCACTGCAGTCGGCGTACAACGCATGAATGACGGCGTATTTATTCCCCAAGATGCGGGCAATCGAGATTGGGTTTCATATTTGGAGTGGGTTGACGAAGGCGGCGAGACATTGCCTCAATCCACTGCGGACGAAATCGCCAATGATGAACGTCGCTGGCGAGACTCAGAACTTGAGCGTGTAGCCTGGTTGCGAGAGCGCCACCGCGACCAGATGGAGCTGGGTAGCGACACGACCCTCGCGGCTGACCAATACAGCGCGTTGCTGACCTATATGCAGCAACTCCGCGACTGGCCCCAATCTGTCAGCTTTCCTGATGCCAGCAAGCGTCCAGTACCGCCAGGCTGGATCAAGGACCAGGTTCAATAAAACTCCCCCTGTAAACGCGGCCCCTACAAGGTGCCGCGCTCGCCCAGCCGGCGCGCGCGCGGCAACCTCTGCACTGTCATTCCATCACAGCGCAGGCATAACCCATGGCCGATTATCTCCACGGCGTGCGGGTCATCGAACTCAACGACGGCACCCGCCCCATTCGCACTATTCCCACCGCAGTTATCGGCATGGTTTGCACGGCTGAAGATGCGGACCCACTGGTTTTCCCTCTGGACACGCCCGTCCTGCTCACCAACGTGCAGACCGCCGTCGGCAAAGCCGGCGTGAAGGGCACCCTGGCCGCGAGCCTGCAAGGCATCGCCGACCAGACAAAGCCCTACGTCATCGTGGTGCGGGTCAAGGAAGGCGCCGACGAAGCGGCCACCACCAGCGCCCTGATCGGCGGCACCACACCGACCGGCCAGTACACCGGCATGAAAGCCCTGCTCGCCGCCAAGTCCCGCGTGGGCATGACTCCGCGCATCCTCGGCGTGCCTGGCCTGGACAGTTTGCCGGTGGCCACCGCCCTCGGCGCCATCGCCAAAGACCTTCGTGCCTTCGCTTACGTCAGCGCCTGGGGCTGCAAAACCAAGGAAGAGGTGGTCGCCTACCGCGAGAACTTCGGCGCCCGCGAGATGATGGTGATCTGGCCGGACTTCCAGAACTGGGACACTGTCGCCAACAAGACCACCACCGCCTCGGCAGTGGCCCGTGCGCTGGGCCTGCGCGCCAAGATCGATCAGGAGACAGGTTGGCACAAGACCCTGTCCAACGTGGCCGTAAGCGGCGTCACCGGCATCAGCGCTGACGTGTTCTGGGACCTGCAAAACCCGGCCACCGACGCCAACTACCTCAACAGCAACGACGTCACCACCCTGATCAACGCCAACGGCTTCCGCTTCTGGGGTAGCCGCACCTGCAGCGATGATCCGTTGTTCGCCTTCGAAAACTACACCCGCACCGCGCAGATCCTCGCGGACACCATGGCCGAAGCGCACATGTGGGCCATCGACCGCCCGATGCACGCCTCCCTGGTACGCGACCTGGTCGAAGGCGTGAACGCCAAGATGCGCGAGTTGAAGTCCCAGGGCTACCTGATCGGCGGCAGCTGCTGGTACCCGGACGACATCAACACCAAAGACACCCTCAAGGCCGGCAAGCTCTGGGTGGATTACGACTACACCCCCGTGCCGCCCCTTGAAGACCTCACCTTCCGTCAGCGAATCACCGACCGTTACCTGATCGACTTCGCCAAGGGCATCAACAGCTAAACCGGGCCTCCCCGAAAGGGGAGTTCACCCTGAACACGTATCCCGGAGAACACCGCCATGGCAATGCCTCGCAAGCTCAAAAACCTCAACCTGTTCAATGACGGCAACAGCTACCTCGGCTTGGTGAAGTCCCTCACCCTGCCCTCCCTCGGCCGCAAGATGGAAGCCTATCGCGGCGGCGGCATGAATGGCCCGGTCAAAGCTGACCTGGGCATGTCCGACGACGGCATCCAGTTCGAATGGAAGACCGGCGGCCTCGATCTGATCTCTCTGCGCCAGTTCGGCGCCGTCAGTGCTAACAGCGTAGCCCTGCGCTTCTCTGGCCCTTACCAGCAAGACGACACCAACGAAGTCAGCAACGTGGAAGTGGTCGTTCGTGGCCGCCACGAAACCATCGAGATGGGTGACGCCCAGCCCGGTGAGGACACCGAGCACTCCATGACCACCACCTGCAGCTACTACAAGCTGACCGTGGACGGCGAAGAAATCATCGAAATCGACCTGCTCAACTTCGTCGAGAAGGTCAACGGCGTGGACATGCTGGAGAAACACCGCACCGCCATGGGCATCTGACCTACCCCTCAATCGAGCCTCACCCTTTAATCACCAGGAGCAACTTCCATGAAGAACGAAACCACCGAACAGCCCGACGTGCAGCAGCTGGCCGATAACAACACCGTCACCCTCGACACGCCAATCCGTCGCGGCACCACCAGCATTGACAGCATCACCCTGCGCAAGCCGAACTCCGGCGAGTTGCGCGGCGTGAGCCTGGTGGAGCTGCTGCAAATGGACGTCGGCAGTCTCATCAAGGTTCTGCCCCGCATCAGCTCGCCGAGCATCACCGCCGTGGAAGTCGCCGGCATGGACCCGGCCGACCTGCTGGCCCTGAGCAGCAAGATCTCTGGTTTTTTGTTGCAGAAGTCGGCGATGACGGATGCATCCCTCGTCGCGTAGAGGACGCTATGGCCGATCTGGCCGTGGTTTTTCACTGGGCACCGGCTGATATGGATCGGTTGGGCCTGCAAGACCTGATGGACTGGCGCGAGCGCGCCAGGGTGCGGAGTTCCAACGATGGGGAATGATCTGAGACTTCAGGTGCTGCTCAGCGCCATTGATAAGGCCACAGGTCCCCTGAACAAAATCACGGGCGGCAGCAAGGAAACAGCCCGCGCCCTCAAAGCCGCCCGTGACCGCCTGAAAGAACTCAACACCCAGCAACGCGACGTCAGCGCCTGGCGTGAACTGCAGGCCGCAACCCGCGCAACATCCGAGGCGCTCGCCGCCAACAACACCAAGGTAGGCGAACTCGCCCGCGAGACGGCCAAGGTACGGCAGCAGCTCGCACCGACCCAGGCGCTGTTCGACAAGTCCCGGCAGAAGGTTGACGCGCTCAAAACCAGTCAGACCGACCTCAAGCGCGAACTCACCGGGACACGCAATGCCCTGGGGTTGATGAGCGACGAACACCGCCAATCCGCCAGCCAGATCGCCGCGCTCAACGCTGTGATGCAGAAGGGCAATGCCCTGACCCGAGCGCAGCATGACGAATACACCCGCCTCACAGCCGCCCAGCGGGAGCGCAAGACCCAGCTGGACCAGCTCGCAGCCAAGGAAAAGACCCTGGCTGACCGGTTCACCCTGAACAACGCGCAGTTGCGCACCAGTCGGGCGGGCCATGCCAGTCTGCGCGACGAGATCCGCCGCCTGGAAACCCCGTTCAAGGACCAGCTCGCGCTGCTGAAACAGCACACCGCCGAGTCGAAACGCTTGGGCGAGCAGTACGGCCAGCAGCAAGTAAAACTCGGCAACCTCGGCGTGCAGCTCAAAAACGCCGGCATCAGCACCAATGCCCTGGGCGCACACGAGTTGAAGCTCAAGCGCGATATCGACACCGCCACCCAGGCCATGAAATTGCAGATGGACCATCTGGATGCGTTGAAGCGCAAGCAGGACAGCCTGGCGAAAGCGCGTGCCGCCTACGATAAAACCCAGAGTTTGGCCGGCAGTGTTGCTGTGTCTGGTGCCGCCGGGCTTGGCGTGGGGTACGCCGCCAGCCGGCCCGTGGTGTCGGCAATTAAAGCCTTTGCCCCGAATGAGGACTCTGCCACGCAGCTCAAGGTGTCGATGATGGACGACACCGGCAAGGTTTCCGCCGACTTCCAGAAGATCACGGACCTGGCCACCAAGCTTGGCGACCGGTTGCCAGGTACCACGGCCGACTTCCAGAACATGATGACGATGCTTCGACGGCAGGGCATCAGTGCCCAAAGCATCCTTGGCGGCACCGGGGAGGCAGCAGCATATCTCGGTGTGCAAATGAAGATGGAAGCCACTGAGGCGGCTGAGTTTGCCGCCAAAATGCAGGACGCCACGCGGACCACTGAAAAAGACATGATGGGGCTCATGGACACCATCCAGCGCGGTTTCTATGCAGGTATGGAACCAAGCAACATGATTCAGGGATTCAGCAAAATCTCACCTGTCATGGATGTCATCAAGAAGTCGGGCATTGATGCAGCTAAAGAACTCGCACCACTGCTCATCATGATGGACCAGGCCAGCATGGACGGCAGCTCAGCGGGTAACGCTTTTCGTAAAATTTTCCAGGCAGGTTTGAATCAAGACAAAGTCGATAAAGCCAACAGCATCGCAGCAGGCGCGAACAAGGGTGTCTCTCTCAAATTCACGGATGACAAAGGCAACTTTGCTGGCCTGGAGAACCTGTACGCGCAAGTCGAAAAGCTGAAGGTTCTGAACGATACCGACCGTACAGCCGTCATCAGTAAGCTCTTTGGCGACGACGCTGAAACAATGACCACCTTGAACACCATGATGAACAAGGGGCTGGCCGGCTATCAGGAAATTCAAGAAAAGCTGAGAGTCCAGGCCGATCTGCGCACCCGCGTTAACGAACAGCTCGGCACCCTCACCAACGTCATGGAAGCCGCTGAGGGTAGCTTCACCAACGCCATGGCTGAATTCGGTGCAGCAGTTGCCCCCGACTTGAAAGACCTGATCAATACAGCCGGTGAAATCGCAAACAGGGTAGGCACCTGGGCACGGGAAAATCCGAAGCTGGCCGGGGGCTTGGTCAAAGTCGTCGCCGCCGTAGCAGCGGCGGCTCTGGTGTTCGGTACTTTGGCGTTGACCATGGCAAGCATGCTCGGCCCCTTCGCAGTGCTGCGGTACGGCATGGCGCTGTTTGGCATTCGCTTGGGCAGTATCAAAGCGCAACTTATCGGAACCCGTATCGCAGCTGCCGGCGCCGGTGTAGAGGTAGGCCGGATGGGACGAATCTGGAAGACGGTCACGGCCAGCCGCGCCGCCGGCAGCATGGTGAGTGTCATTCCAACCCTAATCAATTCAGCGCGGCTTGCGGCAGTCAGCGTGTTTCCAATGCTCGGCAGCGCAATCAGCGCGGTCGGTGCGGCCATCCTGGCAACCCCGGTCGGGTGGCTGATCGCCGCTGTCGCTGGCCTGGTCGCTATTGCAGCGCTGATTTACAAATACTGGAAGCCGATTAAAGGGTTCTTCCTCGGCTTCTGGCAGGGACTCACTGAAGCCCTGCAGCCAGTCCTTGCCGGGTTCGGTAAGTTCGGCGGGCTGCTGATCAGCTTGGCGAAAGCTGCCTACTCCATTCCGGTTATCGGTTTCGCACTGCGTCTACTGGGCAACATCGTCCGCCCGCTATTCAACATGATCTCTTCCGGTATCAGTGGTGTGATCAATTGGTTCAGCGACCTATTGACCCCGGTCGAAGACGTCGGCGGTGCCGCCCAGTCGATGGGCCAGCGCTTCGGCGCGGCCATCGGCAACATGATCATGACGCTATTGCAGAGCATCGGCTCTATCGCAACCGGCGCGGTCAACGTGTGGACCACCATCAAAACCAGCTTTGGCCAGGGCCTCGCGGGCATCCTGCGGCTGATCATCGACTTCAATCCACTGGGGATGTTCTACCAAGCCTTCGCCGGGGTGATGGGTTACTTCGGAGTGCAGCTGCCTGGGAAATTTACAGAGTTCGCCGGCATGATCATCAACGGCCTCGTGAACGGCCTGACCGCCGGCCTTGGTGCTATCAAAAGCGCCATCGGGTCAATCGCGACTGGTGTAGTCAGTGTGTGGTCCACAATCAAAGCGAGCTTCGACCTGGGCTTGAAGGGCATCCTGCTATTGATCACAGGCTTCAACCCGCTCGGGCTGTTCTACCAGGCGTTCGCTGGCGTGATGAATTACTTCGGTGCGGAGCTGCCTGGAAAATTCACGGAATTCGGCGGCATGATTGTCAATGGTCTGGTAAGAGGCTTGACCGCCGGCCTCGGCGCCGTAAAGGGTGCTATCAGTTCCATTGGCGACTCCAGCATCGGATGGTTCAAGGAAAAGCTCGGCATCCACAGCCCGTCGCGGGTGTTCGCTGAGCTGGGCGGCTTCACCATGGAAGGGCTTACAAAGGGCCTGGAGGGCGGACAGAAAGGGCCGCTCAACGCCTTGTCGAGCATGAGCAAGCAACTGACCGCCGCCGGCACCCTGGCCCTCACCGCAACGGCCATGCCGGCTTTAGCGGTCGATGATCGCCCACCGATCAGCAGTGCGGGTACCTCGACGGTTTACGACAGCCACGACACATACCAAATCACCATCGCAGCGGCCCCTGGCATGGACGTGCAAGCCATGGAGAAAAGCCTGCGCGCCATCCTTAACAAGATTGAAAACGAGAAACGCGCCCGTCAGCGCAGCAAGTTATCGGACCGGGATTAATTACCATGATGCTCAGCCTCGGCATGTTCGTGTTCAGCCTATCGACCCTCGCTTACCAAGAGCTGCAGCGCCAAACCAATTGGCGCCATGCCAGCAACAGCCGCGTCGGGGCACCACCCGCGCTGCAATTTGTCGGCCGTGGTGACGACACTATTACCCTCCCCGGCATCATCCTGCCCGAGCTGGCCGGCAGCGTGCTCAGCCTGGATGCATTGCGCTTGATGGCGAACACCGGCAAGGCCTGGCCGATGGTGGAGGGCACCGGCCGGATATACGGGTTGTGGGTTATCGAGAGCTTGAGCGAGACCAAAACTGTGTTCTTCAGAGACGGCACGCCACAGCGTATTGAGTTTACCCTCACGCTCAAGCGTACCGATGATGACCGTATCGACCTGCTCGGCGCCGCTACCAGCACCGGGCTCAACATTCTGCGGGGGCTGCTGTGATAGAGGCCGCGCTGTCCAAAGTCACCGGTTACCTCGTGGATACGGCGGAACGCTTCGTCCGGGATGCCGCCTATCCTGTTCCGGCCTTCCGTCTCACGGTGGATGGCAACGATATCGCCATGAAGGTGAGCCCGCGGCTGATGAACCTGGATCTAACCGACAACCGTGGCGTTGAGGCCGACCAGCTCACGATCACATTGAGCGACCATGACGGCCTGCTGTCGATACCGCCAAAGGGCGCAGTACTTCGCTTGTGGTTGGGCTGGAGCGACACCGGCCTGGTCGACAAGGGCACCTACACCGTCGACGAAACAGAACACAGCGGCGCGCCGGATGTGCTCAGCATTCGCGCTCGATCAGCAGATCTACGCAAGGGACTCAAGACCAAGCGCGAGCGTAGCTGGAGCAACACCACACTGGGTAAAGTCATGGGCGATATCGCCATGGCAAACAACCTCACCTCGACCGTGGCCGGCGCGCTCGGTGCGTTGCCGATCCTGCAGCTTGACCAGGCCAACGAATCGGACGCCAACCTGATTACCCGCTTGGGCGAAGAATTCGACGCGGTGGCCAGCGTCAAGGCCGGGTGCCTGCTATGCATCCCCGCAGGCGGCGGCAAAACCGCCAGCGGGCTTCCCCTGCCCCACATGACCCTCACACGCGCGGACGGCGACCAGCACCGCTACCTGCAGGCGGATCGCGACAGCTACGACGGTGTGCGCGCCTATTTCTACGATGTGCACAGCGCCAAGAAACAGGAGGCGATTGCCGGCGGCGGCGAGAACCTTAAAGACCTGCGCCATACCTACAGCGACCAGCAATCTGCGCTGAGGGCTGCAAGGGCCGAGTTTCGACGCCTGCAACGCGGCAGTGCCACACTCAGCTACACACTCGCGATGGGCCGGCCGGATCTGATCCCCGAACTGACCTATACGCTCCAGGGCGTTAAAGCGGAAATCGACGAGATCATCTGGTACGGCGGCAACGTGCAGCACAACCTGAGCCCGGATGGCGGCTATACCGTCAGCCTGGAGCTGGAGAGCAAATTGCCGGAGGACAACGTTGAAGATATGGCAGAAGAGAACCAGGGCGATTACACGGGGATAATCGCTTATTACCGCGACCAGAAAACCGGGAAGGAAAAGACAGTTACAGCGGGGGAACAAACGAGGCCTAGGCGGTTGCGTTGGTTGTATGCCAGTGACAAAACGGCCAAGCGTGCAGTGGATCGAGAATGGCTTAAGATGCAGACAGCAAAAGCATAATTACTTTGGGTAGGAAACCCGGTAATTCACCGGGTTTCAGTTGCGACCTGCTGCCTAGCCGTCATATTGGCGAAGCGAAAAACCAAGTCCCCATTCCGTCCATTTGTTTGGCGCTAAGTTTGACATCCCCATATGTCCGATCCTGCCCTTTAATCATTGCAGGGAGCCCGCGAAACACCTCACTAAACTCTACATTCGGTGCAGCTGCCACTAATGCCGCACTAGCAACCATCATGATATCCAAACCAGAAGACGGAGTGCCGTCACCAGATCCCATTACCACGACATCAAGCACTTGCCCATTCACCTTTGATATACCAGCGACCAAAGCCGTGTGTTTGCCAATGGAAATATTCAGTACGTCATTGACTTCGCCTTTCACAATCTTCTTCGCGTCAACACGATGATTGATATCAGCGGCTTTGAATGCCTCATTCAAACGATCTGCATACTCATCAGGTGTAACCCCTAGAGTTTTCTTCGCGAGTACAGGAACATCGGGTTTGCTCACCTGTGGTGAGACCTCAGGAATAGGATCGACTTTCTGCACTACTTTTTCTGTTCCTGTTTCTTTTTTCTCTGAAGATATAATGCCAACTGAAAGTGCAGAAGAAACGACTAGCAAACCAGCAACCGCCCCCGCACAGCTACCAATCAAATGACGTAAAAACCAGCCTTTTCCAGTTCGAGCCAGTCGTCGTGCAAGCCAAAGCCAAACCCCTACCCAAGCGGCGACAAACCCAACGAATACTAAAAAATCCATAGCCACAACCTCCAAATTTCATCCAATGAAACGCCAGCACATTCGGCTGGCGATTTTTATAGCAAAGCGGTCAGATAGAAGCTGCCGTCAGCACCTCTACAACCCGTCGAACGTATCGCTGATCAGGCTCGGACATCGCCCTGTATAGCGTAAGAAGCCTCCTTTCATCGTCGGTCAAACGTTGGGATTCGCTACTATCACGATCACACTGACCGACCTCAGGTCCGGCTTTATCCAACATGCTTTTTACTCCATTAGATGCATAGTTGGATCGACGTTACCGAGGCCGATGAAAAACCCAAACTTTGACGGAAAGCCTAATTTTTTCCCTGTGGGGCGACGCCCGACATCGCGCCAATAATTCGGTCAACCACCTCCTGGTCACCTTCGGGCAATGACCTATACCGGCAGACCAGTTTTTCCTCTCCCGTACTCAAGTCGGAAACCGGCCGAGGTATTGGTACACCTGTCACGACGAACAGGACATCGACTCCGAGCTTCGAAGCTGCCCGATTGAGGTAGACCGACGTCGGGTCAGTGGTGCCCGCTTCATAAGCGGCCTGCGTTCGTTTTGAAACCCCCACCGCATCACCAAACTGATCTTGATTGAGGCCTAGGCGCTTGCGCTCTGCTTGCAGCCGAGCGCCTATTTCCACTGAATAATGCAAATTTCTTCATCTCCGCTATTTACAAGTGCAGATATGTGCATCATTCTTTGCGTGTCACCACATGAAATTGCACGGAACTGCACTATGCCCAACGCCAACACCTACGAGCAAGCTCGCCATCTAGCGCGTGACGCCCTTGAAAGGCGCGGCCAGACGGTAAAGGACTTTGCGGAACAGCACCTGTTGAACCCCAGCACCGTCTACGCGGTACTCAGCGGCCAAAATCAAGGACGGCGCGGGGAATCTCACCGTGCTGCTGTATTGCTGGGAATCAAAGACGGCGTGATTACTTCACCCTCATCCCAAAACAGCGCTGACTGCGTACGTGCAAATTAGGGCCTCTGGCTCCAAGGGGAAACCAGAAGATGAAACGCCCAGTTCTAGCGACCAAGCGCCAAGTAATGAGTGCAGTGATCAACGACTACGAAGGTGGCCGGGAATGCGCTGCAGCCCGCCTTGGATACGAACTCAAGAAGTTCGATAACCACATCTACGAAAACGCCGGTAGTCGGCCCCTGAGCGATGAACAGATCCATCTGTTAGAGCAGGACATGGGCACGACCTACCTGCCGGAATACATCGCGGCGATGTACGGCGGCATGTTCGTCCCCCTCGCCAAGCCTGAAACACTGGACAACGTGGACCTCTACAACCGCTCAGTACGTGCTGCAGCCAAGCGCGGTGTGGTCGACCAGATCATTGCGAAGGCATTGGACGACGGGGTCATCGAGCGGGACGAAGCTGAGGCGATTTTGCGCGCTCACAGCCATTACATGGCGGCTCGTCACTCCGAAGTCCTGGCAACGATTCTGCTGCACAGCCGGGGGCCAAAGCATTGAGCACCTACAAGCTGGTCTGTCCCTGCTGCGGCAGCTCGATGCGCATTCGTACCTCCGAGGGGCAGACGCCTTGCTTCCGCTCAATGTATTCGGAATGCACCAACCTGCTGTGCGGCGCCACGTTTTCCGGCTCTTTGGTTTGGGAATACCAGCTGAGCCCATCAGGCATCGAGCGCCCCCTTACCGTTCTGCCGATGGCGCCCACCAAAGTGCGCCTCCTTGCTCGACAGAACCTCACGGCAAAGACCGATCAACCCGATTTGCTGGATCAACTGGAAATGGAGGCCGCACCTGTATGAACACCATCGCCCTGACTACCAACCCCGCAAGCGATTACCGTGCCGCGATGCAGCAAGCGGCCGTGGCCTATCTGTACCGCCACCGTTGCGAGCATCTTGCCGGCGACAGCCAGCTTTTAGAGAACTGCACTCGTTACTTGACCCAGTCGCTTGAGGTGCCTACGCACCTGGTGCAGCGCATCGCTGAACTGGCGGTGGCCGAGTTCGAAAGCATGACCTGCAAGCGTGTGGCCTGGCTGGGTATCCATCCAACCAGCGGCCCTTTCCGCCCGGTGATCTTGCTGCTCGACAACTGCACCCAACAGCGACATCCCGTTTCAGCTCGCTTGCTCCCCACACGCCTGCTGCTAACTCGCAACCTCCCGCACTAATCCATAACCCTCCCTGTTAGATGCCCGCACCGCGTGGGTAGGGGAAATTTGCAACTTACTGGTGGCCGAAATGAGCAAAATCACCATAAAACTGGAGCTGGACGAACAACAGGCGCAGCACTACCTGTTGTGGTTGACCAGTCAGTACGAAGTCACCATGGCTGATATTTGGTACTCCGACCGCTACCGGAATGTGCCAAGTGGTCAGCGGGCGCCGAAGGTGCTTGAGGACTTGCCCTACCTGGCAGGCATCTGCAAGACGCGCAGCGAGCTGAAAAAACAGCTCATTGTCACGGTCGCGGAGCATGTGCAGTGATTCGCAAGCCCATGGAAGACAAGATCCGCGCTGATGTCCTTCAGCGCCTGGAGTCTGATTACGGCCTTCAGCACATGAAAGGCACGCATTACATGCGTAAGGGCACCTGCCCGCAATGCAATCAGAAACGTTTGTTTTCGCGCCACGATGAGCCTTGGTTTATACGCTGTGGCCGCGAGGAGAAATGCCGGTACATGGCTCCCACAAAAGAGCTGTACCCGGACCTGTTCGATGACTGGAGCAAGCGCGCACCGGCCACCCGAGACGAGCCTGCCGCCAGCGCAAAAGCGTACCTGACATTTGCCCGAGGTTTCCGCGTTGAGCTGATAGAGGGCTGGTACACCCAGGAAAGCTACTTTGATCGCGACCTGAATATTGGCTCTGCCACCGTGCGCTTCCCCCTGGAACATGGCGGGTACTGGGAGCGCTTGATTGACCAACCGTCACGGTTCGGTAAGAAGAAGGCCCGCTTCCAACCCCTCAAGAGCTACAGGGGCCATTGGTGGTGCCCGCCGTGCCTGGATCTGCTTGAAGTGAAAGAGCTGTGGATCGTTGAAGGCATCTTCGACGCCATCGCGCTCATTCAAAACGGTATTTCTGCTGTTGCGGCGCTGTCTTCAAACGCCTTTCCAGAAGAATCACTGAAGGCCCTGATCACCGCTCGCGGCGGTAAAACTCCCAAGTTGGTCTGGGCGCTGGACAACGAGCCAGGCGCCCATAAGTACACACGGACCTGGGTCAAGCGTGCCCGTGAACTCGGTTTCACCTGCGAAGCCGCGCAGATCCCACAACCGGACGCCCGCAAGGTTGACTGGAATGACCTGCATCAGCGCTGGGCGTTTGTAGACGATGAAAACACACGTGCAGAGCGCATCAAGAAAGACCTGAAGGAAGCTCGACACCAGGGCGATCTGCTGATTGCTGACAGTGCCACCGACAAGGCACTGCTGATGTATCAGTGGCGCGAGCGCGAGGAGTTTCACTTCTGCTTCGACTCTCGCTTGTACTGGTGGAAATTGGATATGGCGAAATTCAACACCGCCAAGCAGACGTTCGACAAAAGCGACAAACAGGAAGAGCAAGTACTCACCGAAAAACAGATTCGGGAGAAGGCCTTGCAGATGGCTGGCTGTGTAGTCGAGATCGCTAACTGCTACCCCAAAGCCCTCTATTTCCAGCGCAACGAGATTACCGACGAGTCTTGGTACTTCTTCCGCGTCGACTTCCCGCACGACGGCGGCTCAGTGAAAAACACTTTCACGGGCGGGCAGGTCGCCGCTGCCAGCGAATTCAAGAAAAGACTTCTCGGCATGGGTGCCGGAGCCGTGTTCACCGGCAGTGGGCAACAATTGGACAAACTCATGAAAGACCAGCTTTTTGGCATCAAGACGGTTCAGACCATCGACTACGTGGGCTACAGCAAGGAATACCACTGCTACGTGTTCAACGACGTCGCCATCCGTGAAGGCCAGGTGATCCACATCAATGAGGAAGAGTTTTTTGAAATGGGCAAGTTGAAACTCAAGACTCTGCAAAAGGGTGTGAAGATCGATCTTGAAAAGGATGGCAAAAAATACGATGACCAGTGGCTTGGGCTTCTGTGGCAGTGCTTTGGTGCCCAGGGCATCGTGGCGTTGACCTTCTGGTTTGGCTCTCTGTTCGCCGAACAGATCCGCGGCCGGTACCAGTCGTTTCCTTTCCTTGAGGCCACTGGCGAGGCCGGCGCCGGCAAGACCACGCTGCTCACGCTGCTGTGGAAACTCGCGGGCCGCGACGGATACGAAGGGTTTGACCCATCCAAATCCACCAAGGCCGGCCGCAGCCGCTTGATGGGCCAGGTCTCCGGCATGCCTATCGTGCTGCTGGAGTCAGACCGTAGTGGTGACGACAAGGCCCACGCCAAAACCTTCGAATGGGACGAACTCAAGGATTACTACGGCGGTGGCACCTTGGCGACCAAGGGTGTGAAAACCGCCGGTAACGAAACCTACGAACCACCGTTTCGCGGCACCATCGCCATCAGCCAGAACGCCCCCGTAGTGGCTTCAGAGGCGATCATGACCCGGATCGTCAAACTGCACTTCGTGCGCCCCAACGTCACCGCTGAAAGCCGTGCGGCGGCAGATCGGCTCAACGCGCTAGAAGGTTCGACACTCAGCAACTTTGTGCTGCAGGCCGTACGCAAAGAACTTGAGGTGATGGAGCTGTTCGGCCAGCGGGTTGCGGGCTACGAGGCGAAGTTGCGCAACTTGCACTCCCATTGCTTTGCCTGCGACACCCCATTCAAAGACGAGCACGGCGAATGTAGCCATTGCGGCAACAAGCTGCGCGGCTACATCCGGGTTGAGCGGATAAACAAGAACCACGCCCAAATGCTCACCCTGCTGGACTGCCTGTGCATGGTGGTGCCGCTCACTAACGCACAGGTCGAGCACACCCGCTCTCAGATCATCCGCATGGCAATTGAGCGCCAGGCCTCGATCAGCTCCGACCATCCGGTGGTGGCTGAATTCTGGGAAGTTTACGAATACCTGGAAGGTCTCGACGCCGATGGCCCGGTGGTCAACCACAGCAAGAAAGACCACGTGATCGCCATCAACCTCAACGACTTCGTGAAGTGCGCGGCAGAAAACCGGCAAAAAATCGCCGACGTCAGCGAGCTGCGTGAGCGCCTGAAGGACTCCCGCTCGCGGAAGCTGCTCGACGTCAACAAGGCGACTGACAGCGCGGTACGGGCTCACCAGGCCAGCAAGACCAACGCCGTCGTCACGAAGCAACCCATCGTGAAGTGCTGGCACTTCCAGGCCTAATTCATCAACGGCAATACCTGCCAGGCGCTGCAACGTCTGACACCACCCAAAGGAGAAGCACCATGCACGTACAAGTGATCACCGCCGAGGGCCGCCAGGGGCAACCCAACCACATGCGGTACCTGAAGGAGCTGAAGGCATGGTTTAACGAGGCCGGGAAAACTGTTCACGCCGAAGCCTACGACCCAGCCGGGCTGGTCGCAATCTTGGAAGTTCTGGCTGTAAGCGACAAAGAAGTCCTGGTGCTGGAGTGCAGCTGGGACCAGATCCAGGCAGTGCTGGAATGGCAATCAGCGACAGATGACGCTACCGAGTTTGAAAGCCTGCAACTGCACCTGGTGCGGAAGCAAAACCCAACCGGCGAAAGCCAGTAAGAAGGTGGTGCCGAGGGGCTGCAACCCCTCGACACCGACCACCCAAAGGAGAAGCACCATGCAAGTGAATCAACCCCAAGGCGGCATCGCAGAGGCTAACACAACACCGCTTGCTGTCGGAGACGACGTCAGCTACGTCGCCATCAGTGGTGGTGGCCGTAGCTACCGTTTCAGCGCTCGCAATGCCGTAATCGAGGCAATCACTGGCGATATCGCGACATTGCGCAGTGCCAATGGCCGAACCACCACACAGCCGCTGAGCAAGCTGACGCCCGCCGAACAGCCCAATGCGCTGACGCGCATGCTTATGGCAGGGGAGTGATCATGGCTGACTACTTCTATAAGTCCAGCGCGCCAGAAACCGTCGCGGTTGTTCGGAGCTTTTACGTCATGAAGGATGCGTTCAGCGCATTACTAACCGCGCTGGGAGTGCACTTCGGCGGCAAGGTCGCACCAATGCGCGATGTCGACTCTCACTACGCAGGAGGCGTGAAACTCAGCGGCGGTGCCGAGCTGGATGTCCACTGGTGTCGTCCTGATAACCATGGATATCGGACACTGCGCGCTGCTGCCAAGCCTGGAAAAGGCATATCGAAGGACGAACGAGCTGCCATCCGGGCGGAACATGAACGCCTTGTCGCATTGTGGAACGAGCATTGCCCAGCACGCTTGAGCAGTACCGAGTACTGGGACCAACTCGGCGTGAATAGCGGCAACCTGTGGTTGTGTGGCGGCATCAAGTTTGAACTCGATGGCACCGCTTATTTCCACCTGGGATTCCAGATCAACAAAGCCGAGCACGACGCCCTGGTCGCGGCGGGCCAACCAACAAGTGGGTGGATCGACGGTGCAGTTGAGATCCTGGCCAGCGAATACGAGACCGCGCGCCTCGCAAAATTGAAGGCGATTGAGGTGGCAAATGCCTGAGCACGCCAGCCCTGAACGCGAGCGCCCAACCATGGCAAGCCATCGGCTTGACCTGCCCAGTCGTTGCGATATCTGCGGCAATGCCCGCTCCACACGCAAACACCAGGCCTGTAGCCGTATCCGCCAGCAGACCAAAACGGCGGAGTGGGCTGCTTTCATGGCCGAACGTGAGGCTGCCAAACAAAACAAACCGCGTCGATACGCGCACTGATACTCAACACAGGCGGGACACGGGGAGCTGCAACTCCCCCACTGCCTGAAAGGAGAAGCACCATGCAACTGAATGAAACTCAAGAAAGCACCGCAACGGCAGCTGCACCTCGCTACGACACTCTAGTTGTACGCGGCGCCGTCGGATCTGTAGTTCCGAAAGAAGTGGATGGCGGTGAGGTTGTTTCGTGGAGTCGCGGCCATGAACTAGCGGCCATGGAGGCCTTGGAAGAATTCGTTCAAGACCTGGCCATCGATGACACTACGTATCCGGCATTTATCGCTGAACGGGCGGAAGCAGTCCTAACAGTTATGAGACAGCGGCGCGAAGTTGGATGGGCTGCAGAGGCCGCATTAATAGAGTGCCCCAAATGCCCTTTTGGCCCTTGCGACTGCGACACCGCGCGGGGTGCCTCCGATGCTTAAGCGCACCCTTACTCACTTCCACCTATGCTGCGGCCTCGGCAGTGGCGCGGCTGGCTTCAGCGACTCCAAACCCGTCCTGGGCCCCGTGCAAGCTGAATGGCGCTGCCTGGGCGGGGTCGACGTCGACCCCGCTGGCTTGCGCGACTTCCAGATGATGACCGGTGTGCCTGGCACGCTGATGGACCTGTTCACGCGCGAACAGTACACAGCGTTCCACGGCCAGCAGCCGCCATCCGGTTGGATAGAGGCCACTGCCGAGGATCTGCGTCGCGCCGCCGGCAACGAAGACCCGGACGCGGTGTTCATCAGCAGCCCCTGCAAAGGCGCATCTGGCCTGCTTTCCGAGACGATGAGCCAAACACCCAAATACCGAGCGCTCAACGAGTTGACGTTGCGGTGCGTGTGGCTCATGTGCGAAGCCTGGAAGCACAAGCCAGTGAAATTGATCGTGTTCGAAAACGTGCCGCGCCTGGCGACCCGTGGCCGCTACCTGCTGGACCAGATCACCAAGCTGCTTCGCCATTACGGGTACGCGGTGGCGGAAACTACCCACGATTGTGGCGAAATCGGCGGGTTGGCACAGAGTCGCAAGCGTTTCTTGCTGGTGGCAAGGCACGTCGAGCAGGTTCCAGCATTCCTGTATGAGCCTGAAAAGCGCAGCCTACGCGCCGTCGGTGACGTGCTGAGCCGCATGCCACTGGCCGGCGATATCGATCAGGCTGGGCCGATGCACCGGGTGCCGGCGTTGCAGTGGAAAACGTGGGTACGCCTGGCCCTGGTTGAAGCCGGGAAGGATTGGCGCAGCCTGAGTCGGTTTGCGATTGAGGACGGATACCTGCGCGACTTCGTGATCGTGCCGGAATACCGCGCCGGTTATATGGGGGTGCATGACTGGCAGGACACTGCCGGCACGGTCGCCGGCCGGTCGAGCCCAACCAACGGCAAGTTTTCGGTTGCCGACCCTCGGCCCACCAGCAAATTCGAATACACCCAATACGGCGTGTTGCCGTATGAACGCCACTGCGGCGTGGTCACCGGACAACGCAGCCCAGGGCAAGGGACGTTCAGCGTTGCAGACCCGCGCATGAGTGGGGAGCGGCACAACAACGTGTTCCGCGTGGTTCGCAATGACCAAGCCGCTGGCACTGTCACCGCAGGGCACGGCCCCAGCTCCGGCGGTCAGGCCGTGGCCGACCCTCGGCAGCCATCAAGAGGCTTTGGCAAGTACCTGGTCACCGACTACAGCAAGCCCGCCGGTACCGTGATCGCCGGCAGCACGACCGGCCAAGGCGCTTTCGCTGTGGCAGATCCTGCGTACAAAAACTGGCACCCGAACGCCAGTACGCAAAAGCTGCGGATTACGCCATGGAGTGAAAGCGCCAAGACAGTCACCGGCTCGCAGCAGGTTGCAAGCGGGGCGTTATCGATCGCAGATCCTCGCCCGGGCATGTCACGCACTAAGGGCGACGCCTACCTGACCGGCGGACATTACGGCGTAGTCGACTACAACACCCCGGCCGGCGCCGTTTCCGCCAGTGCCTGCCACGACAACGGCCGTTGGTCGGTCGCAGATCAGCGCATGCCGTCGCCCAATGACCGGTTGACCTGCATGATCACCAGCCTGGACGGTACCTGGCACCGGCCGTTTACCACCCTGGAGCTGGCCGCACTTCAGTCGTTGTTTGATCCGGAGGAATACTGGTCAACCGATCCTCAGACGGCCCATGAAATCGAACGGATGCAGCGCGTACGCAGGATTGCGCATGCGGGTATTTTCCGCCTTGACGGTATTAACGACGGCAACCACCGAGAACGCATCGGCAATGCGGTACCACGCGCGGCGGCAAGGGCGATGGCGGATGTGTTCGGCATGACGCTTCTTCTATCCGAGGCCGGAGAGACGTTCATGCTCAGCAATGTGTCGATTTGGGTGCAGCCAGTGGCGATTGCGCTGAGTGTGGCTCAGCAGGAGGTTGATCATGTCTGACCTCTTCTACCTGCAGGACAGCCGAACTAACGTCGGTAGCCGCGCCATGTTTTGGCGTAACGGTGGCGGCTACACCTCTAATCTCGACGAGGCAGAGCAGTTCACACAGGAACGCGCATTGAAGCTGTACGCAAGCAGACAGACCGATTTGCCGGTACCTGTGACCTACACGCGGGCTCTGTCAGAAACAGGAGTAGATTGCCAGTACCTCAGCCGCTCCGAAGCGGATGCCTACCGCAATACGGATGGCCGTTTTTATGTGGCCTACGCACGCGACTGGGACGGGAATGATTTGGTCTGGCTCGGCGGTTCTGGTCCCACGGCCGATTTAGAGCACGCGATTCACCCAGGTGGCCAGGATGCACTTAGCTATCAGTCGCTTGGTTTTGAGCTTTGGCCTTGCGGCTATATAGCTGTTCGGGCGCGGCCGGTTGTGCGGGCCTCATTACTCGATCACAAACAGGCGCATCGGGCGGTTGGCCTGAGATTGCCCAGAATCAAAGTCGAGCGCCTAAGGACATACAGCAACCTTACCAATTGCGAGGGGTGCGGTCGTTTCCTCAGCGAGCGGCAGCGTTTCGACGACTGCCCGAACTGCGGCGCGAGGAATGCACCATGAACACAGCCTTCATTCTGATGGCCCAATACGACGGCCAGGCGATTATCTCGCTGGAGGTGGTGTGCCGGGATTACTTCACGCACCTGACGCCGGACATGTTCCAGCGCAAGGTGATGAGCGGTCAGATCAAGTTGCCCATCACCCGCCTGGAGCCTAGCCAGAAGTCGGCCCGGGGCGTCCACCTCAACGACCTGGCCGCGTACCTGGACCTGCAACGCGCGGCAGCAGTTAAAGAGCACAGCCAGATCAACGGGTTAAAACACGCCTTTTGAGCCACTTCATTGACGCGGCGCCCAGTTGGACGGGCGCCCTCAATATCTTGTCGTGCCACTCCCATCCCAAATAGCGGTCACCCTTGCCACGCAGGTGGGTGTATCGCCGCATCGAATTCCAATCTCGATGGCCGGAAACGCTCGCCACACGCGGGATGTCCCAGCTCATTTCGAACAGGCGACTGATACCTTCATGCCGAAGGTCGTGGAAGTGCAGGTCCTGGATTTCCAGAAACTTGCAGGCTTTCGTCCAGGACGTGGAGATAGATTCAGGACTGTAGGGGAATATATTGTCGCCGGCCTTCGGCATTGTCTGGAGGATGTGCCACGCCTCGTCCGGTAGGTAACACCAAACATCGTTGCCGATCTTCTGCCCTGGGTTTTTCATGTCGCGCACCAGCACCCGCTGGCCGCCCTCGTCTACGTCTGCCCAGCGAATTCGGGTTATTTCATCGAGCCGGCGCGTGGAGAACAGGGCGAAGCCCACGACCTTCATCATATTTATGACCGTCGGGCGTCTCACCTGCATGGTCTGGTAGTGCGTCAGCACCCTTCCCAGCTCATCCAATGTCGGCCGGCGGTCACGCTCACGGCTTTTCAGGTTGTAGCCCAGCTTGCGTAACACACGCCGCGCACCGCCCATGGCGAGCGGATCGACCTGGTAGCCCCAGGCGTCCTTGGCAATTGCCAGCACTGCGCCCAGGTGCGCCAGGTCATTGCCAGCGGTTTGTGGCTGAACACCACCGCCCTCTCCGCTCATTCGCCAAAGTGCGTAATCGACCAGACATTGGGTGTTGATATCCGTATCGGTCAACTTGCCCAGGTAAGTCTCGCCAATTGCATTGAGTGTGGCGCGCTTGGTCTTGCCCAGCGGCTTGGCTTTCTCCACTTCGACCAGGTAGCGGTCAGTCATCTCTTTGAGCGTGGCGCCCTTGCGGTTTGCGCGCTCAATCGCACCAGGCTCATCCAGCTCCGAGCCGCGCTTGCGTGCCCACGCCTGGGCGGCCTGTTTTCGGGCGAAGGTCTGGCTCTCTTGGTAGACTTGCACTCCGTCGCGCTTGATGCGGATCTGTGCCGTGTAGCTCAC